AGAGGCCATTGCAGTGTTGCTCATTTTAGATGCTGTAAATGGAACTTCTGCTGGTGAATTATTTGTTTGCCTGTGCACATATAATTCATTTTTTGTAGTTGTAGGATTTAGAAAATTATATAGTCCAGCATCATTTGCATCAAATGTTGGCGCTGGTGCATGAGCTAACAAAGAAACACGTTTATGTTTTCCAAAGTTGTTAGCTAAATTAAATGCTTCATGATCTATTTCTACTAGCTCTTTAATTGCTTGAAAGTTGCTCTGTATAGGCGCTTGAGTAACGCTCTGCTTTTGAGCTCCCTGTGGAATATCTTTTGTATAGGTATACGAAGGTCCGGCCATCACATCTCCTTAAAAACTTCAATAACTAGAATCCCAATGTCCCGTTCCGCTTCTATCAACAAAGATAGTAGTAACTCTTTGGTCAGTTTGCTGAACAATCGTTCTTCTTAATATTAGATTTTCTTGTTTCTTATATTCTGTTTCAATAATGCCCAGACTTTCCATATCCATTCTATCTTGGAAAACCTTACGTGCTGCACCATAAGCTATAAACTGCCACCATTCCTGTAGTTTAAGATCCTGGTCATCTGCTAATAGCTCAGTAGGACGAACAAAGACTTCCACATTTACTTTATAGGAATGATCTGGAACTGGGCGCAATGTAAATTTGCCATCAAAATATAACATTGAAGTTGGCAATGATGGTGGCACTGTAACTGTTTGGCTGTTAATTGCCTCACCACTACCAGGAGCTGCTGTGAAAGTAATAACAAATTGCCCTGTTGTATAGTTAATATAGTTTGCTGCATCTTGAGCTACAGTATCTGTTGGAGCTCCTCCGGGGACATATAAGTTACCTATGGTGGCACTTATTGGGTAATCAACTAGAGGCATTCCATTGCCAGCAGCATCAATGGAATCAAATAGCACATTATTTCGTAATAAAGTATTGCTGTTGCCAGAAATAGATCCAACAAATCCAGTAAATGTCAGTAAGACGCCATTACCAGTTGAACCGATACTTTTGATGCTGCTAACTGATGGATATAAGCTAAAGAACTGATTTCTATCTTGGAAAAAACGTGCACGACGACCAGCAATATAAACTGGCTCATGTACAGTTAGATATTTGTTTTTAAAGTCGAACAAAGGACTTGCAGCATTTGTAGATGTTTCATATACGTCAACATAAGGTGTTGTATAAAAGGAAAATGTTTCTTTTAGATTAAATAAACGTAAGTGTTCGGGGAAATCATAAAGGACAAATGTGTTAATGTAGTTATCTATTTGGTCAGTCGATAATTGAGATTCAGATAAATTACGCGTTAGCCTACGTACTTTTTTGCGAATCTCGCTTAAAGTTGTTTCCGCCATTATGAATTCTCCCTATTTAATCTACACTTTGTTAAATACTATCAACACTCACAAATCAATTCTACTATTTTAATCCTGTGCTGATTGTTTGTGACTCAACAGCCAGAATTGCCATTAGATAACCTTTTCAACGGTTACGATATCAGGAACAGGTTCAAGTCCTTCAATGTCTACAAACTCTAAGCTTTGAAAAGTACATCTTTGTACCTTTTGGCCAATCTTAGCAGATACTTTACCGTTTTCATCTTGTGTGTATCTATGTATTGGATAACAACAGTTATTATTTAAGTGTCGAGCGATTCCGAGGGGAATAGTATAAGTTTCACCATCTAAAAATGTATGTTTTTCCAATGGATCTTCTTTGTAAGCTTTATATCTAAAACTAAGTTCTCCGCCAGATACTTCATGGAATCTGAAGATGCCGCGAACCAGTTCTCTATCTTTATCACGCATATAGCGCAAACTTTTTTTTACTTGTGAAGAAGAATCTTTTATTGTTGGAGTTTTTTCTGCCATTGTAACTTTCTTTATTGCTGGTCGGCCCGACTTGGGCCGACCATGTTTAATTGCTACTTATCTTACTCTAAATGATTTACCTGCTGTCCAGTAAATTACATCGTTTTCTGCTCCGGCAGGACCATCAGCCCCTGCTCCAAGCTGCATTCCAATGTAATCTTTATCAATTGTTGCATCAGCGAGACCAGATAGTCCACTAGCATTAGCAATTCCAAGGTCTTCACCAACAGGAATTACTTGAGCATGAGTAAATGGAACACGTGTGGAAAGTGGATAAGCTGCTGCTGTAGCACCACCAAATACATTCCAATTGCCCAATCCTGATACATCAATATCAACTACAATGTTATTGTCACCTAGCGCATTAGTAGGCTCAGCACCAGCACGAGCTTCAGCTGTTGCAAGCACCGTACAAAGACGTCCATCTAATTGTGCATAGTTGCCCCATACATCAGAACCACCTGGGAATGATAATCTAACCTTTTCACCAACAGTGATTGTATGTGTAACAGACATGTAGATCTTTGCTCTGCCTGCTGTAGCTGATGATGAAACAAAGGTTATAGCTCTGCGTCTTGGATAAAATGATGAATCAAAAGGGATAGTTCTCCAATACCCTGGAGTTGTAGCAGTAGTGTTAAGCATGCTAATGTTACCAATAGAAAAGGCTCCACCACCCGATGCCGTAACTGTAAAATCAATTCCGCCAAGCTGTGTTTGGCCAGTCAAAGAACTAAACCTCACAATGCTCCCTAATGCTGGCAAACTTGCTGCTGATGTAACTGCAGGAGGATTAGCATTAGTAATTGCTTCTAAAGCAACCCTAGCTGGCAATTCCTTGTCACTTGTATCAAGTAATGTGAAACCAGCTGTGGTAATTACAGACATGTTTATAGAGGCATCTGCTGCCGCAGTCTTATACTCTATACCTGCAGCATCTGCCATACCGCGCTGCCAGTAAAACTGGTAGCCAGTACTACGTGCATTAGCGGCAATTTTAGTGTAATTATATGTCCACATCCAATCCAAGTCAGATCTCAAAGCCACGCTAGTTATTGCACCTTTAGAAGTGAAGCTTCCTGATTCAATTATTGTGTTACTCATTATTCATCCTTCCTTATGCCAATGTACAGCGTAAATTGAGAACCCAAAGGTCATTCAAGAGTTTAGGTACAGCTGCAAATTTATAACCAACTGAAATATTCTGTGCAAGTGGATCCGAAAAAATTGCCGGTCTGTAAAGAAAGTGAGCAGAATGGCCATCTTGTTCAATTACAGCGTATGCTTCCATGCCTGCAACTATAATGTTATAAACATCCTTATCGAGTAGAGAAGCATTCGGCGTTATAGAACCAACCGAAGAGAGCAAGAATCTAGTATTGCCAGCTGCGCCCCACTCAGATCTTAAAGCTTTCATTGGAGCTGGATATTGATTCTTTTGAATGAATCCAGCAACAGATTCCAAGCCTTTACTCAAATCTGTATGACACATAGCAAAATATGCATCACGAATAGGCGCGGATCCGAACTTATTTGAACCCTCAATATTGTCCATAATGGTATAAGCATCGTCACCAAGCAATGCACGATTTACATCTTGAATATCTGGTAAAGTTATCTCTGTCGGATTATCTCCACCGACGCCAGCCGTGCAGTTAATGAAGCCCGCAGTGGCAGTAAGCATGTCTCTGGTTAACTGATCCTCTGTCTGACGAAGGGAGACTCCAAGTCTCGCTGCTGCTTCATTTAAAACCATTCTGTTACTTTTATGACCTATTTCTAGGCGAGGAAGCTTCTTCGAACTTCCCTCTCCAGGTTTCCTCTGGAGTCCAGACTATCGCATCCCTATAAATAGGGCCTTTTCACTTAGTCGTTCAGCGTGGATAATTTTACATCTATCGTTAACTAACGTATAATAATAAACGAAAGGAACTTTATGCAAAAAGAACGTAAAAAATACTACCGCAGATCTCCAAATTTCATTCCAAGAACCTATGAGCCTGTTAAGTTGGCTTACTTGGCTGGAATTGTAGATGGAGAAGGTTGTCTTTATATAGGACAAGCTAATAGAAAATATAACGGTGAAATTTCTAAGCATCATCGTGGCCTTCTTAAAATAGACAGCACCGATAAAATTCTCATTGAATGGCTCACCACTAATTTTGAGGGAGTTAACTCCGCTCAAACAAGATGGACATCCAATAGAGCTTACGAAAGACCGATTTATTCTTGGGTTGCTACAGGAGATAAACTCTTGGAGCTTTGTCACTCTATTCTTCCGTACCTTGTCATAAAAAAGAGACACTGCGAGAATATGATAAAATTTAGACAAACCTTTACCAATAAAATTGGACAGCATACAAAGCCCACCGAAGATGCTATTAACATCAGAGAGGAGTGCTTGCTGGTTAGTCGAAATCTTAATTCTCGTTGGCATAATCATCCTTTAAAAAATCCTTCGCCCCTGTCGCCGGTTAGCTAAAAGCTACTACGGCTTCCAAGTCAATCAGAAAAGGTTTATAGACCCCATTCATTTTAGGGTCTTGATTTTGCAGTGTAACCTGCTCATTTATTACGATATATGTTCCGTAAAATGACATCTCTGCATCTATGTCAACCGCTGATAATGTTTGAGGCGGTGGGGTGAGGCCGCCATTTCCGAGAGGAACCATTGCTGTTCCGAGAGCGTTATATCTGCGCATACGCAGAATCTTTCCACCGTTCCTAGGCATGGATTTTTTTATTGCTGGAATATTGTGAATCAAGTTGGGTGTTGGAACGGATAAAAGCTTATAACTAAAACTTTGCGCTACTGGCGCCGGAAGGAGTGTGGTCGTTGTAATTGCCATGTTTTTCCTAAGTTATAATTATTATAGATAACAAACTGTTTAGAGTTCCTTATCTACCTATTTACACTTAAGATTGACGAGTTCTTTATACGTCGCGAGTTGGCGAAACTCAATACGCCTAAAGGTGACGAACCTTTAATACGTCTTTCATATTATAAGATCATAGTTTAACTATTGTAAACATTATATAAATATAGGGGCCAGCAGGGTTTATGGGGAAGCAGAATCGCTGGCCCCGGACTACACAAGAAAGATTTTTAATGATTTTTCATCGCTTCAATCATTTCTTTATGGAGTTGCTTTTTAAGATCTTCAGTTAAGCCGCCTGCAAATGCGTTTGCCTTAGATAGTGGCGAATCTCCTCGTTGTGGTGAAATAGAGGCTAATGGGCGAGGCTTGCTTGCATTATTAACAGCTACAGCGCGCTCTTTAGTATGGTTATCTTCAATGTAAATACCCATTTGCTTGACCATTTTATATGCAAGCGCATGTTTCTTATATATACCAGGTGCTGATAAGATTGCATCTGCAAGGTCTGGATCCATTTCACGTAGCTTCTTTAAATTCTCCTGACTGGCTACTTTCTCGAAATCAGGAAAGTCTCTCTTAACCTTTATCTCAGCAGTAGATACTTGAGCATTAGCAGCATTCCGGTCAAGCTTTTCCTCGAGATTCTTAATCTTTTTAACTAATTTTAGTAAATGTTTACCTTCAGCAAGATCATCCGGTTCAAACTGTAAATCATCGTCTTCTTCAGGTTCTTTAGCTTTCTGTGGTTGTTGTTCTCTAAATCTACCTTGCAAGTCCTGTACTTGCTGTGATAGTTCATCACGTGAACGTTCAGATCTTTCATAACGTTCGCGCAAAACACGCATATTCTCTTCTTTATCTGTAACTTTTTTCGCTGGCTCTGGTTCTTCAGCAACTACTTCTTGTGCTACTTCTTGTTCTTCTGCTGGAGCTTCTTCTTCAATTGGAGCCTCTTCTTCAATTGGAGCTTCTTCAACAACTGGCTCAGTTCCGTACTTTTCTTCTGCTATTCTATTCATTTCATCTATCTGGCCTTGACTTACCTGTGGTACTCCACCCATGTTAATTTCCTTTTTCTGTCAAAATTGTATCTTTAATTTCACCATTCAATCTTCTTGAAAGGGCTAATAATTCGCCTGAACTATCTTTGAGTATAAACTCCAGAAGCCATTTCTCTTTAGGGTCTATCTGTAAGAAGTTATCTATAAATACGCTACATGTATCCATAGAAGGAAGAACCCATAAGAACTCTACGCGGTCCTCTTTCTTATGAAAGTGGTAAACTGTCTGATCATACTCTGGTGTTGGGCAAGAAGATCTAACAAAAAAATAGTTACGTATAACATTGCTTAACAATCGTTCACGCTTAGTAAGAACAACAACGAAAAAATCTGTATTATAATCTTTTTTGCCAGTATCAATGGCTTCAATGACACTCTTCTCGTAATCTTTATGCATCTCTCGTTGTAGTTCTATTGGGTCACGAGTTGGAGCTTCTTTCTGTGATAGATCAGTAGCAATTTTACCTACAGTATCTTTAGCCATACTATCTCCCCATAATGTTACTATTTTATGGTAAAACTGACACGAATATGTATAAAAATCAAAGAATAGCTTATTTAACGTACTAGCTTAGTCTCTTCAGCTATTAAACGCTCAGAAATCTTAGATTTTTTACGTCTTTTCTTAGTCTTCAAG